ACCGTGTACAAAAAGATGGTCTAGACCACACTTGCTAGGCGGCGTTGGACGAGGGGTTGGACGAGGGGTTGGACGAGGTGGAGGTGGCGGAGGTGGTGGATTGCCTAAACAAGTATTAATATTACAACAAGCATTACAATCACTATGGTCAGCCCAAAATTGAGTATGAGAATTGCATCCTTCCGCGCCATCGTAGCAGATATAGGGATTTATTTGAGGATTACATTTTGGGTTAATAGGATTAGATGCATATTGTTGACACGCACTAGGAGGACATTGTTTGTCGCAATTTCCTTGTTCACTTTGTAAGTTCATTTTTTTATTTCAACGAAATAAAAAAAACGCTCACTACAGGACTTGAACCTGTGACCTTACGATTAACAGTCGTACGCTCTAGCCAGCTGAGCTAAGCGAGCAAACGGGCAAGTGATGGAATCGAACCATCTTCTTTCCAATCTACAAGGAATGTGTTGCCTATACACCAACTCGCCATATCAGACTCCGCCGGGACTTGAACCCGGATTGCAGGATTCAAAGTCCTGGGTGATGACCAATTACACTACGGCGTCCTGCTTTGCGATGACGCGGAGCGGCTGTTTACTGTTAATTACCTTCCTTTTAAGTTCCTTGTTTTCCATTTTGAGGAGAGTGTAATTGCTGATCAATTTATCTGGAAACAGGTGTGCGGTGCTTGGTGATAACTCTTCGAGCGCACGTTTTACTTTGCTGAAACTAGACTGACTTAGTTCTTTCAGTCGTTCCAACTTGGCATTGGTCTCGCTCAACTTGTTCGCCAAATCCTGATTGGAGTAATACTGAGGATAAAGCGAGTTTTGCATTCCGGAATGTTGCACTATAAAAAAAGATTCTTGAAGAAGCGGGGGTGATATAGACCTTTGAATAATCTCGTTGGTGTTGGCTAGATTGTCAAATTGTTCCATTACCGAGTTGACTGTGTTGCTTGACACGCTTGCATCGTGATGACTCTCTGCGTTTGCTTCGCGATGAGTCTCTACGTTTGCTTCGTGATGACGCTCTGCGTTTCGGGTTTGCGGTGCACTGTCTATGCTTTTTTTTTCGTTCGACGACATCTCAGAGCACTGCTCCATGTATCTGTCGCAACGACGAATTTGCCGCCGACATTCTTTGATCATTGGAATGAACGCCTCGCAGTTTGACTGGCTGTAGATGTACAGCAAACGTTTCCACATGCTTTTAGCCTTTGTCCATTTCCCCAGTTTTGATGCCACTTCTGCCTTTGTCCACAGTTCTACTATACCCGAGTGATCCATTTATTATCGTTTTCAAATGTTTTCTCCATCTCTTTGTCCATTTTATATCCCTTTATTGCGGCCATTCTGGCATTTCTAGAGTAAGCTTGCAAGTACTCCGAGTACGAATCGTCGTCTTCATACACAGGGCTCAAGAAATCCATAGGCGGGGGCAAGCTAAATGATATGATCGGGGATGTTCCAGGGAGAGGTTGCGTGAAAGTAAGGGATCTGGAAAGTCTAGGAGTGGGAGGTGGGTTAGGACCTACATATGGAGTCAGTCTATCTTTGGTGATTTTGATGGGCGTAAATCGCCTAGTTTCAACATCTGGTTTATTGCAACAAAGTCCCATTATTTATGTTGTTCATATCTTTTTTATAAACAAAGAATGTCTGTTCAAAAAATATGCGTGGAAAAGAACTATCCTGAACTCCACAAAAACCCCAGTGAAAAAGAGAAAGATTTTGCCGCCTTTTTACGTTCTCGCGTTTGGCCGCTCGGCACCAGTCAAAATGTGGCTTTTATGAATACCCCTGAAGAAGGTGGAGTGATTTTAGTACCTGCCCCCGCCAATGCTCGCAAAAGTCCTTTGCAGATCAAGTATGAAGGGTTGCAACGTGAAGGAAAACTGGACATAAAAAAGGCAATCCAGGAAATTGTTGAAACAGAGTATAATCCTATACTAGACAGATTTAAGTTTGTTTTTGTAGACGATGTAAACAAAGCCAGCATTCGAATCAAGTTTGACAAAGCGCAAGGGTCTTACTCTGTGATAGGTAGAGAAGCGGCAAAGGTGCCTAAGAATGAGCCGACTATGAACTTTGCTTGGTTCGACGTTGGAACTGTTTTACACGAGTTTGGTCACGCTCTGGGTTTGATCCATGAGCACCAAAACCCTAAAGGAAACGACATCAAGTGGAACGTTTCGGCTCTCAATTCCTATATGAAAACGACCCAGGGGTGGGATTCTCAACAAGTAAACGATCAAGTCATCCAAAAGTACAAACGAAATCAAATAAATGGCAGCAACTTTGACCCAGATTCGATTATGCTCTACTTTTACCCTGCTGATCTTACCGAAAACAACGTGGGCACGACTCAAAACAGGGTACTCTCTGAAACCGACAAGAAAACGATCGCCGATGCCTATTCCGCTGATAGCACGGTGGACACGGGATCATTTAGAGTCAGCTGGATTAAAGAGCATTTAGTTCTTTTGATAACTTCGACAATTCTGGCTGTTATCCTGGTGACTATTGCGTGGATGAAGGCAAAGTCTGCTTCTTAAAAATGATCAGTTAAAGAATGTTAACTCGACTATTAAATGTCTGAAGGCACTCTTAAAAAGTCTAAATCAAAGTATCTTTTTGTTCTCAAGAACATAGACGTGATGAAGATTATGTCCAAATACGGTATTCACGTTTCAAGCAACATCCCTTCCATCTCTCATATACACCCCATCAACACCACAGACCTCACATCTCTAAGAGAAAGCACTTTTCTCAAGCATAAAGAGCCTGAAAAAATTACCTTCTTGGACGAAGCAAAGCGTCTCAGGTCGTGTACGTTGTCCAAGATAGACTTTGAAAAAGGAAAGCGATGGTGCTGGTGGTGCAAATACCCGTTCGATACGCCTCCGTGGGGGTGTCCCATAAAACTTAAAAGCGCCATTAAAACAGTAGACTACGTATCATCTATCTCTAAAACCAAGTATAATATTGTAGAGAAAAGAGAAACGGATAACGAAAACGCCTGTGTTTACATCACAGATGGAATGTTTTGCAGCGTAAATTGTTGTTCGGCTTGGATAGAAGACAACAAGAAAAAAACAGAATACTCGCAGTCCGCATTCTTGCTTTTAAAAATGTACAGGCAGATCAATAACAAAAAACTGATTGAGTCTCCTGTTGTACCGACAGCCGCCCCTGATTGGAGACTGCTGGAAAGGTTCGGAGGATATCTCAGCATTCACCAATTCCGAGAGGATTTTGACAAGATCGAATACTTGCCAGCGGGCACTACGGTAGATTCAAACTCTGTCGTCCAGGTCAAGTTCAACCCAGTAGCACACTGTTTCGAAGAAAAACTTAAATTTTAATTTTATACTTATGTTGAGTATAAAATGACTAGCGACTGCTTTGCGATGCCGCGGAGTGGCTGCGAGATGCGATTCTAGTAGATCTTCGTAAAGGTGGATAAACTGGAGAGTGATTAATCTTAGACATCGCTCGACTCAAGTGAGACCTAAACTTTTCGGTTGATCGGCATCCAAAGTACTCCCTTCCAAATTCGTTCAAATGAATTACCCCGTTGGCTTTCTTCAGATATTTTAAGATGTGTTGTTCAGATTTGATTGCCTTTTCAGGGACGAAACTTAGCGACAGCAGCTCTTTGCATTTTGACGGCCCGGGAAACTCTGAAAGCCTGTCCAGTTTCTTTCGAGAACTTTGACCGACTTTGAATACGTGAAGCAAAGTACCATTGCGGTTTGCAAGACCATGGCATTTGAATGCATACACGAACCCTGAACAGGATTTGTTCAGCTTTTTGAACCGATTGAATAGCCTTAATATGTTTTGCATTGTGATGTTATTATATTACTTTTTTCTTTTTAGAATTGTTTTTACGATGATGATAAGCGCTATTATAGCGACCACAACGGGTATAAACGGCAAGTATCTATCAGAGCATTTTATGTGTCGGTAAAGCCACAACATCATTCTGGAAGATGGCAAAGTGCCGGCTACAAATGTAGACCAGGAGTATGGGAGTTCGCACGGCTGAAACGGAGGAGCATACAATTCGGGCATTTCTTTCAACGCTAATCGAGTGAATCCGTTTGAACTATCGATTGTTTGAAGAGGGTCGGCAATTCCTGAGTCAGGATCATCTATTCTTTTGCGAAGCTGTATCAGCGACGATGGCATGTTTGGTTTGTTTCTGATTCCAGCCAGAGGTACAAAAAAGTCTGGGACTATGCCCACGCATTCCGTAGCCAGAGACTTGTTAGAGTTCATTCCGTATAAAAAGTAGGGAAGCTGCTTCCAAGAGTTTTTTACAATCCAGTACGGATCGTTGTCTTTGTCTACCCCCCAACCAACTAAGCACACCGAATGGTGTCCAATTACATTTTCTGTATCTTTTCGTTTGTAAACTACAGTGCTTGAGGACGCATCGGATCTGGTCCAATCCAAAAACTGCTGTGTGATTTCCATGCTAGTGCACACTGTCCCCCAGCGGTATATGTCATACTTGACATCTTCTATTCCAGAAAACGTGTAAAATGCGAGAGCTCTCCAGTGCCGGGCATGCCGTGTGTTCGTAACCCCCCTTTCGTCGATGTGCTGATCGGGCTGCGTGATCTGTTTCGAAGTTGCGGTGGGGTCATCGTTATCGCACTGATCTCCGTAGGGACCGACAACACTTTTGCAAGATATGCTTTCTTTGACGTTTTTGTACAGAGCCGGGTATTTGTAACGTCCGTCCTCGAATATAAGAGGCGACGTAGACTCGTCAGTGGAGTTTCTATTTTTTTCCGCTTCGCTTGGCCAGTTTACAATCAAGTCTCTATCAGCGGGAAGACATTGGTTTTCAAATGTGCCGAAGAGAAACAGAAAGTTGCACGCTTCCAACAGCGTGGAACCCTGCGAACATCCGGCAATGGTTTCGTCTGGGCAATCGTAAATAAAAGGATCTATAAATGGAGATTCAAACTCTCCATCTTTGTCCTTGTCGCAGACTGAGCTTGCGCACAAAACCAATCTCGTTGGAGAGAGAGTCAGGTGAACAGCGCCCATACTTTGAATGTTGAACCGATCTCCCAGTGCGGATGCAGAGGCAAACGCCCAGCACGCATTGCACTGACCCTGATCCAGAGGTTTTGAAATGAGGTGTTTCCACACATTCCTCCCGTCGAACGCAGCGGGTAGTTTTATACGAGCGCGTTCTTCGGCTGACTCTTTTTTCAAGAACTTTGTCCACTCATTTTTTCTTTGCTTTTTAGTGTTAAAAGCCATTTATTACAAACGCCAAAATCATTTAAAACACGAAGCATCCTATGAAAAACAATGCCCAAAACAAGCAGTATAACCGTTGTAAAAATACCACTAGATTCGTCGCTGAAGATAGACAAGCCGGCTATCTTCCCGCCGATGCCAAACATGTTTTTGGAGCTCTTCGAGAATAAAAGCAAGCTTAGGCGTGACTACGTGAACAAAGGTTACAAAGAAAATGAGCTAGCGCCCACTTCCAAAACCTCAACGTCTAAAAAGTCCAAAAAGCCAAAAGAAGCCCCCAGCCCTGCGCAGGAAAAGGATGAATCGGCGGTTGTCGAATCCAATGTTATAGAACCGCCCCCTTCCAAACCGGAAAAGAAAACAAACATAACCAAAGCATCTTCCAAACCAGAGATAGGCAGATTTATGAGTGCTCCTAGCATAAATGACGAGTTGACGCGAATGATTCAGCACACCGAAGAGGGATACGCTGTTGAAGATGCGTATCAGCAGAGAGACGATTCGTCGGACGAAGATATGGTGGACATTAATATGCTGAGAAGAAGACTAGACCAAATGGTCAATGACGAAGACGAAGACGACGACGATTTATCCAGCATAGCAGATACTATCGATGATAAAGCCGACCGCGAACTAAACAAACCTCATCCTCCGAGACCCAAAGACGACGAGTCAATTGCATCAAGCGATGATGAAAGCGTGGGCGGTATGAGCTTGAGCAATGCAAGTGAAGTGAGCGAGTTAAGTTTCGACAGCAAGTACACGACACCTCGAGACAAACGCGGGTACGTGGACAGAGAGAGAGACATGAGACCTGTAAACCGTGGTCCCGTGCCGTCGACTTACAATCGATTGAAAGAGGAAGAAGAGAAAAGAGAAATTCTTTTCAAGTTCGACATGCTCAAGAAAAGTTATCCCACTGCAAACATAAGACAAGACTTTACTATAAAAAGCGACCTTCACGAGATAAAAACGGCGTATGAGATGAGCGTCAGAAGGTTAAGCATGGACTCCAAGGTGGAAAAATACAAGTCGTATTTGATGGGCGCGTTTATGGCCACGGAGTATGTGTTCGGGCACTTTCTGGGGTTTGATATGCAAGGCTACACGCAGCAACAGATATTGCAAATGAGTTCCTACGAGAAATTGCTCATCGAGATTGGGGAGAAATCGTACGTTCCTGACAGCGTTTCCAAATTCCCAGTGGAAGTACGTTTGTTGTTTTTGGTTATTATGAATGCCGCGATCTTTATAGGATCAAAAATGCTGATGGCCAAAACGGGCGCAAACCTGTTGAATATGATCAACTCTATGAACAACTTTAACAAAACTCCTACTGCTCCCCAAATGCCGCCGATGAACGCAAACCAGCCGCCTCCTAGATTTATGAAAAGGAAAATGCGGGGACCGAACATAAATGTCAACGATCTATAAAATTAATTTCCCATTAATTAAATGAGAAAACTTAAACTCCGGAATAAAAATTGGGGTAAACTGGTAATAGGTTGCGTTGGGATAACTGCCCTCGCTGTAATTATCTACCATTTTTTAGGGGTTCACCGGCGTAATATAAGAACACTTACAGGAAAAAACCCAGGGGATACTGAGAAACAGCTTCAGTTCTTCATAGAAGATTCAGCTTTCAGAAAAAGTCCGTTGATCTATCTCAAAGCTGTCTACCCCACTTCTGATTTTTCCAAAAAATCCAAAACAGACTTGATCAAGTTGTATAACAGTCTTCATATGTGGTACAATTGTGCGGCAAGGTGGGGCACTCCTACAAATAAGTTTGGGAAAGGAGAAGATGACCAGGGAAGCGTTTGTTGGAATAAACTTCCAGGCTGCGGTACGACTTGGCCAGAACCTCCCTTTGTACCCATCGGGTGGATTTATGACTGGAACAACTATATCGCGGTAGGTGGAAACAACCAACGTTCAGCGGAATCGCTTCAAGTCGGTGATCAGATCAGATGGTCGGATGGTTCTCTGAACGTAAAAGATGTTTCAGCAAGCGTCCCGTCGAGAACTTACTGGTTTTGGCACAACGGTCCCGGCCCCATTTGGATGTACCAGAGAGCTATATTCAGATATCTGTACAACCCCAACTATGGTCCGGATTTATACCTAAACATACCGCCGTGGGAACCAGAATCGGTTCTTCCAAAACACAAAGTAAAAGGTCCCTGGGCGCAGCCTGCCGTCGACCCAACGCCTGGCACAAATGCCATCACAGACAATTGGTCGTCTAATATGGACAAATCTTTGCTCTTTCAACAGCCGAGAGATTGGTGGCTAGGCGTTCCATCAAACGGATGGTTGGAGGTGACTTGCGCAAGCGAACCGGGTCTGGCTCCCAGTCCTCCAATATGCTGGTTTGATGCATGGAGAGGTTCGGGCACGTGGGTAAACGTCGGGAAAACTGTGGTAGGAAGAAACAAAGTAGATGTACTGTTTAGACTGTTATATGAAACGGCCGAAACGGATCAAGGCAAGTTTTGGTTAAATCAACAGTACAATGTGTCTACTAATGTCGACTTCACGACTATGAGCAGCTCTCAAGTAGCATACGAAGTGTGCAAAAATCTTTTGAGCAATATTGGACAGAGCGACGTTTGTAAAATACGAGGAGCTACAGTGTACAACGCCAGAAGAAATGCGTTGCCGGACGATCTGAGCGCTTGGAAATCTACACCCAAAAAGATTCAATTTAACTTTTGCGTTTCAAATACTTACAATAATATGTCAGTGTCGGGAAACAACTCCGTGCAAAAAAATGCTTTTGCCATGACGAGTAATGTTCTCAACTGGGAGGCCTGGTGCAAACGTTACCCAGGAAACTCATTTGACCTACCGGATGAATGCATAGACAAGATCAAACAGGGAACGCTGTTTACGGCGGACAGGCAGGCATCTCTGATGGTGTTCGACGAGCCTCTTTTCGCTATTGCAAAGTATTTAGGCTACGACAGTATACAAATGCCGCAATCTTCAAACGGAAACGGTCGCTACCAATATGAGTACTGCGAACTGAGAGGATACCCAAAAGAGGTGGAACGGCAGATTAGACAAAGAGATTATTCTAGTTTTATGGCCGTATACGGAAATACCCCTTATGACATCGATTACAGGGTCGATTTCTTGATTCCGTATTTTAAACGGCTGTCTGAGATAGGTATATTTCAACACAGAGATATACTAGACCCTAATAACGGCCCATCAAAGGTTATGGTATTCGATAAATTGTGGAGCGATTCGGCAAGAGTAAATGTCGCGTACCAAGCAGACAATCCGGATGTTGGTGTGCTGGAATCTAAAGACGTGCAGTGGGCGCCTGCCACTCTCGACAACATAGACATTCTATCTAGAAAACTAGGACGACCTGTGCTAAAAACCGCCGATGTTCCTAAGATATCCTATTTGTGGGAGTATAACATAACCGCCAAAAACCACATTTCCAGTATGTTTACAAAACTAAGCGTTCTGGCATTCATCAAAAACGGCAAGTTTGAAATCCCCAGCAAAAGCCCTTGCGACATCCCAGATTCTCAGAAAGTAGACTGTATAGGCGAAAAGGGAGCGGACGAGAAAACCTGCAAAAGCAACCCTCGATGCTGCTACAAAAAGTCGTCGACTCCCGGGGTGCCCTCGTGCTACCACAACAAAAACTCTGTTTTTGGTCAGGCAAACTTTTGCATCGGCGGAGTAGGCGAGCAGATATCACCGGGCATATTCAAGCGTATAAGAAGTGCATCGGACGCACCTTTTGCGTAGCCGCTCCGCGGCCTCGCAAAGCAGACATTTGCCAGTTACATTGTAAATGGCAAAATAATTCAAAGTTTTAATAATAAATGACAACTACAACTATAAGAGTACCAAACAATCTTCTCGACGACCAAGGAAAACTTACACCTAAAGCTATTTGCGCAATGTATTTAGGTAATGATCAAAAAATTCCAAGCAAGAATAATGAGGATCTGTCAAACGATGAGTTTGACAGCATTTGTGCTAAGGCTGTGAATTCATCAAAATCAAAAAGTCCCTTTCAGTGTCAGAGCGGCACAGATTGGGGTTCGTTTGGCAGTGCCAAGACTGCAGTTGCTTGCGCTAACACTAACACAACCAGTAACCCAACATGTAATCTGCAAATAAACACAACCAAACACAAAAACTTTCCGTGGCAGGTAGATCCAAGCGGCATGTGCGTGCCAATATCTGGAAAAAAAGGGAAGTTTACTGGAGGATATTCTTACGACAATATGCCCGGTTTTCAACAACACGATACTGATTATTGCAATAATGGAGATGCCTTCAGTGACGCAAAAGTAGTTTTAACAGGTTTAGTTAATCAGGATCCGCATTCAAATTACGTAGACTGCAACTACACTTTGAACGACGAAGACGTTAAAAAAATGTCAAGCGAAGACATTGCAGTATATTCGAAAATATACGATGACTGTTGCAAAGTGGATCCAGATAAGAAGACGTGCTTGCCGCCGTCCAAAGATGAGAGATCAGACGACTACTACATAAAAAATGTAGACGAAAAGAAAGGTTCTTGGCAGAGTGGGAACAGACAGCTGCTTTCTACCTGGTGCTGGACGAGTAACGGAAATACTTCTAGTATTCTCGGGAAAAACTACCCTCGGGTTTTAACCCACCCAGATGTATGCAAACCATTAACACGGAACAATGAATTGTTTAAACAAGAAGTTGCAGCCTGGTGCAATAATTGCAATACTATGAAGAAGAATTGCGACAAAGCCCTCAAAAATAAATTTGTGGCCTCTTGTAAATTCGAATGCCCTGAATGTGACTGTTTTAATGATTTGAGCGACCCTAATATAAGATCCGCCATTGGCACACTAGAGAATACCTTTCACAACGATGCGGGCGATTCTGGGGATAGCAGTTGCTACTGGAACCGGTGTTCTGACGCCAGCAAAAATTTGCAACCGGATCAAAAGAAAAAATGTTCGACCAAAGTGCCAAAGTGTGAACAAATTGTGAACCTTGTTGGAGGCAAAGTGCCAAACATAACACAGAATATAAATTGCGATTCGAGTCCCAGCCCGGATCCAAACAAGCCCAAGCCTAAACCCAATCCGTTAACCAATGTTTGGGATAAGATCAAAAACTTTCTCAAACGGGTAAATCCAAAGGTGTTTATCGCTCCCGCTGCAATTTTGGTGATTGCCATCGTCGTTGGAATATTTGGAAAAAGAAAGGGTAGAAACAAGTCTGTTTCGCGATGATTTACCCAGAATATGTCCACTGTTTCCCGCACTTGGCGCACTGAGCAAATGTGGTGCTTGACTCGTCACAACCTCGAGTCTGTTTCTGGTAAGAAAACACGCGTTTTGACTTGCACCTGTTGCACTCGATCACGCCCTCTTCAACTTCCAGAGGCGACTTTATGTAGTCTCTCATTTCGTCTACATCCATCACGTCATTCTGAAGATCGGGGTGCAGCCAACCAACTTTTCCCTCTTTTATTCTCAGCTCGCGTAATTGAACGTCCTCGTCCAATAGAAACTGGCTCATTGCGAAAGCGTACTCTCTCGATCTGTCCACGTTGCTTCTTTTCATTATAGAGTCGTACAGGTACTGCTCTAGTTCGCTTGAAATGAGGCGAGCGCACTCGTCGCGCAAACTCTGTTTTATTTTGTATTTTTCAAAACCGTAAAAGTTCATTTACTTTGAAAATAAATATAGAAATAAATCATTTCCGTTATCGAAAATGATTTGATTGGCGATGAATGTATAACATCAAAATGGACAAATACAGTCAATTGTCAAGCCCGAGTTTCGATTGGAAAGAAAATGCTAGAAGCAGACTTCAATTGTCGAAAAAAGCCTTGACTGAACATTCCAAAGTAATGACTAAACTAGCCAGTGGAAACGCATTCATAGAACCCATTTTTGGGGGATGCAATGTCTTCATCCAGCTGTCGGAGATGGTAAGACGAGGGGTAATGCCCATATTGGACTCGGTCAACGCGCGCTTTCCTGAACGACACTTTTTTGCAACCTGCATAGAAGAAGATTTAAACTCGGCAAGAATCTGTATTCGCCGACTGTACAAGCACGGCTCTCACAATTACCTTTTTCCAGATGAACTTGAGTACGTCAAGTATCTCATCCACAATGAGTCGTGCTGCTGTGGTGAATGTTTGACCTCATTCACGGTTGACATAGACTCGTCTTGCGTGCGCTTTTGCAGATTCAATCCTCCCGTTGCTCTGCCCGAAGAGCACCAACTGATAATAAACAGATTCCAAGAAGGTCTGCAGCAACGTGTCGCAGAAACGGAAGCAGAAACGGAAGCAGAAACGGAACCGGAGACCTCAGACAGTGCATTTTTACAATTGGCGTCTATGGCAATTGAAGAACGCCGTAGCCGCTCCGCGGCATCGCAAAGCAGCGAGCAAAGACGACCAGAAGTTGAACCGCCGGCTGATTCACAAGAGCGTGGTCCGCACATACAGGTGAACAATTACGGAGGTATTCGAGTCAGAGCAACACAGCAGTATATGCCGTTCAGACCGGGAATATACTTACCTATGGATTCTAATAACATAAGCGGTGAACTGATTGTTGACATTCCAGCTAACACACCTTACCAGCAATTTTTAAGCGCGGAAAACGTCCGGTTGGGTAGAGTCAGCGTGGCTTTTAATCTCGGATATCTGAACTCGATAATGGAAGAGGTTATGGCTTTGGATTTCGACTATGAGGTGGACGAAAACGAAGTTGAGGTTGATTTCGACGACTTTCAGGACGTGGCCGTGACTATGGACATAGAAGCGTACAATAATGCCGTCGACATTGTGAAACCGGAAAATGAGGAAAAATGCCCCATATGCATCGAAAACCTACACACAACAGACGATTTGAATCTGCGCAGTCTTTGTGTAAGGGTAAAGTGTTGTGGAAATATGTTTCACGATGCTTGCTTGAGACACTTGCTGTGCGACGTGGGTCCGTGTAAGTGTCCGATGTGCAGGGTCGATATGCGTTCTTTTTCAGAACAAAGTTAGAAAGAAAGAATTGTGTAGAATAAATATGAATAAAAAAGTTACATTAGCCATTGCAGGAATTGTGACCGCCACCGTTATTTTAATGTGCGTTTTACTTTCGTCCAAACGCAAAGAGAATTTTACCTCTGAAATAGTTCATTCGCCAAACTCCAAAGAAGAACTGCGAAAGCGCAGTATAGTAGACGATAAACTGAAAAGAGTCGCTACAAGCATAAAAGGAACTCGCAAAACGCCCATCTACATAATCGACGACTTTCTATCCGGGCAAGAATGCGACGCGGTCATAGATTCTGCCACAAACTTGTTTGATTCGGAGCTGACTTCGCCTAGCTCTGACAAGTATTTCAGAACGAGCAAAACGGCCGACTTTACGGGAGTGGGTATACAGCCTGAGATAGACAGAAAGGTATACGACCTTGTGGGACGGTCGGCGAACACGGCCGAGACGACACAGATACAACATTACAAACTGAAAAATGAATTCAAGGATCACGTAGACGCGTTCGACAGAGAAACAGACCACCAATTTTGGAAAAATGGACAGCGTACGTGGACGGTTATGATTTATTTAAACGATGTCCCAAAGGGAGGAACAACCGAATTCAAAAAGTTGAAGGAAGAGTGCGTGCCCAAGAAAGGAAGAGCTGTTGTTTGGTCGAGTCTTAACGAAGACGGATCGATAGACCACGATACGCTTCACTGCGGAACGCCAGTTCTCGAAGGAGAAAAGTGGATCACCACCACATGGTTTCTAGACACAGAGCATTAGTTTTTATACTCGACTGAGTATAAAAGTTGCTTCTCCTTGTTTCGATCAAGGGACCTCTGGGTTATGAGCCCAGCGCGCTTCCGCTGCGCCAAGAAGCAGTTTTAGTTTTATTTACTGTTTATTTTATTATTTATTTCTGTTACATTCTCATCGCCGACGGAGGGTACATTCCATTGTTGGAGTGCTCTCGTCGGTTCTTTGACTGCATCCCATCGGCTGGATGGGGCGGTTCCTGTTCCATCTGCATTTTTCCAGCATCTCCGTTTGCGCCATTCTTCGCGTTGGTCATCATCATTCGAACGTTTCGCTGCACCTGCTCGAAATCGGCTCCTACCATTCTGTGCACCTTTTTGCCTCTGAACCAAAAGTCGAATGCGGGGATGCTTTGCACATTCGCGGAAAGCTTGTTTGGATTGGTTTTGTCGTACTCTTCTGCGAACAGCATAATCTTACCTGGTTTGTTTACTAACTTTGCCAGAGCGTTGTATTTCGGTGCTATCTCAACGCACGGTTTACACCAGGGGGCTGAAATCTTGAACACGCAGATTTCGTTCGACCAGATCATCTTGTTCTTTTGCTCGCGCGTGGTCACTTCTGGAGCGGATGACCCGTCGTAAACGGTAGCGGCAGAAGCCGTCTTTCCGCCCCGAGATCCTCGGGAATTCACCGCTCTGGCCTGTGCTTCTTGCTGGGCGTAGGCGCTGCTGCGTGCCAATTGTTTCTTCTGTAAATCCAGTTGTTTCTGTTGCTGCTCCAGCAAATGTTGCTGCTCCAAAATCTTTTGCTGAGCGGAGAGCATTTGTTCTTGGACAACCTTTTCCCTAGCCTTTTCAGCCGCAGTGGAACCTAAGTCGTTGTATCTTTTATACGATGCAGACATTTATCCACACCAACCAACCTGTTTAAGTATCTTTACATCGCCGCTCCGCTACGCGGTTAATCTTCGTCGAAATCGTCGAAATTGTTGACGTGATCCGGGTCAAAACGGTCGTGATGATGCTTCCAAAACTCGCGACACCCGAATCTAAAATTGTCGGGCGGCGGATCCGCCTTGTAGTAAAACACGCAATCCTGCCACCGATTCGTTTGGATCGCGTTGTGAATGTACAGGCACGTGTAGTCTGTCGTCAGCGCGTCCATCAACTCGCAAAAGATGTTGAAATCCCCGATCACACTCGCGTAGTTCTCGTACAGCGCTTTGCGGTTCTTCAGAATCGGCTCACGAAGGATGAATACCCCGTCCACGTTCGTACGGATTGCCGGGTTGATGTCCATGGCGTACTGCAAAGACAAAATGTAAAGCATGTTCCAGTGCCTACCCCTCTTGTACATACCTTGCTGAATCTTTGTGTTGAAAATTTTTGAACTGTCCGTGCAATCATCGCAAAGCACCACTGCCCACGGATTGTTCATCTTCTGCTTAGCCATCTTCTGACGCTTCACAAACTTTTTCAACTGAGACTCGCTGTACTCGTTGAACACAAACGACGCCGGAAACATCTTGCTGTAGAACCCGTTCGAGTCCTCTGAGCCTGACATAATTATACCAGCGGGTATCAAATGTTTTTTAGCGTACAACAAGGCTGATATCAACGTAGATTTTCCTGTATTGTGCACAACGGAGTAGTCTTCCAACAAGAACAGGTGATTCCCGTCGAGTGTAAATCCGTAGTAGTTGTCCTCTCCAACAGACTCGACCGATTTAATCCCAGTCATCAGTACATCTTTGTTCAACTTTCGTGGCGATGCGCTTTTGCGTTCGATCCTGTTGGGTATCGCGTCGAGATGTCCAGAAATGCAGCACCTGTAGTACGTGCCTGTGACCGATCCGTTCGAACCATTCGTGCACGTTTTCTCGCATTTTTTCTTGTACGCAGACATTCCGAGAGAACGCGCAAGACTGAGCAGTCCGTCCACCAATTCTTCACTTTTATTGATGAAATCATATGTGTTAGATTTGTCTAAGTGACCGTCGCTGTCCAGGAGACCTGCGAGCAGCTCCAAACGAACTTCGCGAGAATTGCTAATGTACTGCTGTGGTATATGCTTGCGGTCGATAACACCCAGCTCTCGAAGACCCTCTCTGAACAGATTACCGTACCATTTTCTATTCCCCATTGGCTGGCTAATACTATATCCATACTCGCTGTTTCCGATTTTGCGCACGACAAGTCCTTGAGGCTCTAACACGCGCTCGAATTCGGAAACGACTTCTTGATCCGCCGTTGTGAACCGCGCTTCTCCCAACGTCCCATCCCCCAACCAAATACCCAACAGATACGGATCGACTTTTACTTCCTGAGGTGGAAACTCGACCCCACTTCGATACCACTTAAATCGATTCCGCCAAGTGTCGCTCTTCTTGAGGTATTCCGACACGGTGAGGTTTTCGACAGTACCGTGTTTGATATCGTTGTAGCCAGTGCATTTCAAACTCAAAATATGATTCTTATTCACTACTACAGAGTCTCCTTTTATGGGCGTGATTTTGTACATCTCCTCGTACCCACGGCAAAGCTCCATAACCGTGCGCGGTTTGCTATCGTCTCCCATGAGAAGGTCGCCTTCCTTTACGTCCTCGACTGGAACAGAAGTTCCATCGAATCTCATAACACGGGTGCCCGCTTTAAAACAGCCCGGCTTGCCCACGACCACGAGCTTGAACCCGCCGGCGTGATTCCCGCTCGTTGCAGGCGCGATAAGCTCCAGATTCAGTTCTTTTACTTCGATTACTTCGCTCATTTCTTTCTCACCATTTTGTCATACTTTAAATCACTACCCGGTGAAAACGATCGTAAATAAAGGTATTTTACCTATGCATAAATCAACTATGAATACGAATAAGATTAATCAAACCTTTCAAATTATATCCGACCTGCACATCGAAGCAGGCGATCCCAAATCATTTACTGTCATCAAGCAGATAGAAGCGCGCACGCCCACTTTGGTCATAGCAGGCGACATGGGATCGTTTCACCGCATACAGCCTATGATCCAACTGCTCGAAGAAGCGGCCGGCAAGTTCAAACACGTGCTCTACGTGCCGGGAAACCACGAGTACTACCACGACTCGAACGCAAACAGAAAGTACAAGTCTCTAGGAGAGTTGCTGTACGCCTTCAAACGCGCCGTTTCAGAGAATCCCCGCCTCCAAAACGTTCACGTTCTCGATCGAAAAATGGTCAGCATCGACGGCGTCACGTTTGCCGGAGCTACTCTTTGGTCGGACGTTGGAAACGCCAAAGCGTTGCCCGAATACATACGCCTCGACGTGTCGGTAGAAGAATACCAGGCGATGCACAGACGAGACATTAAATGGCTTTATCGCGTGTCTAAAATGAAAACTGACGGTCCTTTGGTCGTCATCACCCACCACGCCCCCTCGAAAACTCTGCTTCTCCCCTCGCGCTTCGCCAGAAAATACTCGTCTTTCTACGCAACCAATCTCGAGAACACCTCCATCTTTAAAAAGGCCGACGTGTGGGTGTTCGGACACACTCATCACAACGTCGACGTCAACATCGGATCCACTCGAGTCGTAGCAAACCAATTCGGCAAAAAAAAAGACGCTTGCAATGCAGATTTTAAAAAAATTATTGCCATAAATTAAAAATGGCTTTCTTATATCAACCTCCAAGACTTCCGTACTCTGGAACCGAGCTCGGTTTAGGATCTAACGTGTTTTGTAAAAAAATTTTGTCCGCTAACATTCTGGATGGTGGTCCAGGTACATCTCTTACAGCCTCAGCCCCAGCCACTGCCACAATTACAGGCAAGTGGGTGACTGCAGGTCTCGCCAACGGCCAGACGTACGCAACAGAAGTCACTTTTAGCTCTACCACGGGTACAGGAACTGGAATGAAAGCTAAATTTTCATTTGCATACGCAGGCGAAGTAGACGATGACGGAATAGCTTTATCTGCCGAAGTCACTAACCCGGGATCTGGATACGTATCAGGAGAAGTAGTAACTTGGGATGCGGCCGACATTCTTGCTAAGTTTAAGCTAGGCACTAACCCGCCGACCCTCTCGACGGCGTACACTAGTGTTGATTCTGCTTACACACTTACGCTTGGGGCCGGTTCTACGTCAACAAGCGCTGTCATTTATACTGAGGCCGGGAGTTCTGGATGGCAATTTACTTTAGGTGGCGTATCTGGTCAAGTGCAACTCGTTACTATTATAATTTCAGATGACGGCATCGCTGGTAATGACTATGCAGATAGCGACTACGTAGTAGTCACCAACATAACGGGGGGAGTGGCTGAAACAGAAATATCGACGGCTGGCATTGCCTCTGCAAGTATTTTCCATAATACTGATAACAAGACTGAACAAATTACCTTGAGACGCAGTGTTGGAGATCGCGGTAGCGGCACGGATGCGACTCTTGCTGCTGCCGATGTTACCGTCCGTCTTTCCAGGAGACAGCTACAACAGTAAATAATTTCCAAATGTGTTTAAATTCTCCTTTTAGAATTTAAATCATAGAAACATGGATTGAAAGTTGTGTGTTGATTCGTCGTGGGTGTTTGCGCGCGATTTCACGGCGTCTTGAATGTCTTGAATGGATAGACATCCGTTTTTTTTATTTTGTTCACGCAAGAGTCTTTTGGAGTGTGCGATTTTGCATTTGAAGAGAAAGTTTTTGATGGCTCTGCCTTGTCCGTTTTCAAAGAGAGTTTCGTCCTGGAAGACGTTTTCAATGTCGCGTTTGTCTTTTTCTTCAACCGTCCATCCGATGTCGTTGATTTGCGACAGAAATATTTTGTTCAGTTGTGTTCCGGAGTAGGGTTCCAGGACGTGCACCCATTGGAATCTGGACTTGAGTCCCTTGTTGAGGTTGAAGAAGCAGCGTTCAATGTCCTTTTCGTACCCGGCAATGATGCATATGAATTTGCCTGCATTTTCCGAGAGAAATCCGCAGAGCGTGTCCACGGCTTCTTTCGAGAAGGAATCTTTTCCTTCCTTTCCTGATCCGAGGGAGTACACTTCGTCGATGAACAAGACTCCTCCTAGACAGGATTTGAGCAGCGCGAGCGTTTTCGTCGCCGTTTGTCCCAAGTAGGAGGCGACGAGGTCTTCTCGGTGCGCGATTTTAAAAATGCTTTTGGGGTTTTCAATGACGCCCAGACAGGCGTATATTTTGCCGAGTATTCTGGCGACGGTCGTTTTGCCCACTCCGGGCGGACCGGCGAGCATGGTGTGCAGGTACTCGTTGTTGGTTATCTTGTCGAGTTTCTGCAGAAAGTAGACGAGCTGGTCGAAAACCGTCGACTTGAGCATTTCCAGTCCGATCAGATCGTCCAACTCTTGCAAGTGGTCGCAGCACCGCTTCAGTGAATCATTGTCTATCCGCACGAACCGCTGGCCTTGTTTTATTCGTTTTCCGAGTTCGATCAAATCTTTCAATGTTGTCAACTCCGGCAGTGGCAACATTTTTTTCTTTACGTACGTTTTCACCAACCTTTTTCCCTTTCCGCTGGACTTGGATTCGGACTTCTTCTTTAAACCAGTGTCTATTCGAGCTTTCACGTGCGACACGTTGAGGGGGCGATTGATTTGCTGCTTCTTCAATCGTAGTCGTCGACGAGACGTTGTCGTTTTTTCATAATCGTCGTCGCTTTTGGTCATATCATAGATTACTTCAATTTTACTTTTAAAAAATATTACTCAGCGACGACTATCGTTAATTTCCAACTTAAAAAAAAAATATTGCACAATATAAAACAATGAGCATTCAATCATCCAACATTACCTCGGGATTCATTGACCTCGCCACTTACGACGAGCTCGAGAAGTACATGTACGGCTGCGGCGACGCAGTTGCGTACTTCGTTCGCACTACGTGCAAGTCTACCTGGTTCACTCAGGTGCCGGTTGTTCTCTCGAACGCCTCTGGTCAGCCCAAGTTTGGCCAAAGCTGGTCGGTCAGCATTTCTCGTGCTGGTGATTACCTGCTTCAGACCTGGCTTCGCATCGGTCTCAACCAAGTCAAATACTTTCCTAACACGCCGGCCGAGGAGTTCACTCGCATCCGCTGGACGCGTAATCTGATGCACAATCTGATCAAGGAATGCGCCATCACGTTCAACGATCTGGTCGCTGCTCGCTTCGACAACACGCATCTTGATTTCTGGGCGGCCTTCACCGTCCCGAAGGGTAAGCAGCTGGCTTACAACAATATGATCGGCAACACTGTCGCGCTTACCAACACTAGCGCTGTGGGTACCGCTGCAGCTGGAGTCAGCCTTCCTCCTGATCTCGATAATCTTGCGGGTGGATCGCTGGATGACGTCGTCCAGAAGGATGGCGGTCCGAGAGTGACGTACCTCAACCTGCCGCTGCCCTTTTTCTACTCCCGCGATTCGGGCGTCGCGCTTCCGACGGCGGCTCTTCCGTACAACGAGATGCGCATCAACTTTACCTTCGCCGACTGGAGGGATCTTCTCATCGCGGAGCGTAATGTAACGGCTGCGACCGCAAACCAGCCTTATGTTAAAAAGTTCCAAGATGCAACACGACTTTCAATCGGCGGAGCACAAACCGTGGGCAACACTGAACCGTCCTTCGAATCTGTTCAGGTTTGGGCGAACTACGCTATCGTGTCCAACGATGAGCGTAAGCGTATGGCCTGTGCTCCGCGCGACATTCTCATCGAACAGGCTCAGATGGCATCTAAAGTCACGGTGACTCCCCAAACCAATACGTCCCAGTCGATCGATCTGCGTCTTTCCCACGCGATCAAGGTTCTCTTCTTCGCGATCCAGAATATCACTCACGATAATGAGGGTTCCACCTACACCACCGGTTCGCCGCAGATGGGTGACCTCACGGCGTGCCCGCTCAAGTTCAGCGGTCAGTACCAGGTCGATCCTCTCCTGCGCTGCTCTCTCGTCTACGAGAACACCAACCGTCTCGGCCAGATGGGCAACGACTACTTTTCGCAGGTCAACCCGTACTTCACCGCGCCGGTCGTCCCGGAGGTCAGCGGTTACCACTGCTACTCGTACTCGCTGGACTTCATCTGCCTCGATCCGATGGGTTCCACCAACTACGGCAAGCTTACCAACGTGTCGATTGTTCCGGAGTTTACGGCGCTTTGCCAAAACGCCGCCAAGAATAATGGCACTGGAAGTGCTTCCTTACCGCCGCTCAGTCAGGCCGGTGCCGTTGGTCCAAACAACCCGCAGTCCTCTGGTATCCAGGAACAGCAGAAGTACAAGTTTGTGCTCACCTGTGTCAACAACAACATCATTCGCATTTCGGGCGGGGCCCTTGGATTCCCTGTCTTGTGAGTTGCACCAGCGCACCCGTATACATTTTATACTACAAACGTAATATAAAATAAAAATGATTTAGAAAATGGGATATTAAGATTAACAAAAAAATGACTACTACATCAACATTCAATCACGGAAAGTATGCAGGACACATTCATCTTCTGCGCGATGGCTATCAGTTTTCTATCAGACGTAATTATAAACGAATCTCAAAACATTTTGGTATTTCTCGCTCACACGTCACTCCAGAAGCAATAGAAAGGGCCAGAATGGACGCATATGCGAAGGCGCGAATGTACCAAAAAGAATATTCAGACTCTAATGGTTTGACAAAGAATCAATGGAGACGCGTCGGAGATGTAATTGAAGTGAAGTTGCAAGATGGTTTGATTATGACTTGTGATCCAGATATGCTGAAGCACGTCGAAGCTCGTCTTTGGACTGCAAGAAAGGGAAAAGGGAAGAAAACGTACTACGCGTCGTGTAGAAAAAGTAAGAAGTTGAAATACGAGGCGTGTCAGTTTCATAATCTGA